GTCATTTATTTTTGGGCGCAAGTTGCGGATAGGGGGGGAGTCAAAATCATGGCGCAGTGGGCACGCAGAGGAGGCCGCCGGCGTAGAGGCGGTGTGTTTTTTGGGAGGTATGACGATGCCTGGTCCGGCGCCGAAACCAACGGCGATCAAGAAACTGGAGGGCAATCCGGGGCGGCGGCCGCTGAATCCGGCGGAGCCGAAACCCCGCAAGGCGCGGCCGAAGCCGCCGGCCTGGCTGTCGGAGGCGGAGCTGCGGGAGTGGAAGCGGATCACGCGCGAGCTGCGGGCGATGCAGGTGCTGACCAGTGCGGATGCGGATGCCATTGCGGTCTACTGCCAGGTAGCAGTGCGGTATCAGCAGGCGACCAAGGAGATTGCCGAGAAGGGGCTGACGGTGGACAGCCCGAACGGCTATCCGATCATCAACCCGGCGCTCTCCATTGTGAACAAGTGCATCCAGCAGATGCACCGCTTACTGACTGAGTTTGGCATGACGCCGGCGGCGCGCTCGCGCATCTCTGTGCCGGAACCCGAAGCGGCTGATCCCTATGAAGAGTACAAGCGCGGGAAGTGAACACCCGGCAGAACAGTACATAGACGACGTGATCGCCGGGCGCATTGTCGCTGGCAGGTGGGCACGTGCCATGTGCGAGCGCCATCGGCGCGACCTGGCAGCCGCACACGAACGGGGACTGCACTTTGATCCCGCCGCTGGCCAACACGTGATCGACTTCTACCGTTTCTTGCGCCACAACAAAGGCGAGTGGTCGGGCCAGGTGTTTGAGCTCGAACCCTGGCAGCAGGCAATCCTGTGGATCGTCTTCGGCTGGATGCGCGAGGATGGCCACCGGCGCTTTCGCACGGCCTACCTCGAGGTGTGTCGCAAGAACGGCAAAACGCAAATGGCGGCGGGCGTCGGGCTCTACCTGCTGGACGCCGACGGCGAACCGGGTGCGGAGATCTACACGGCCGCCACCAAGCGCGACCAGGCGAGGATAGCGCATGCTGAGGCTACACGCATGGTCAAGGCGGCGCCGTTGTTGCGTCGGCGCATGCGGGTGGTCAAAGACAACATCAACGTGCCGCAGACGGCCGCCAAGTTTGAGCCGCTCGGCCGGGACAGTGACTCGTTGGACGGGCTCAACGTGCATGGCGTGATCGCCGATGAAGTGCACGCGTGGCGTGGCCGGGACATGTGGGACGTGCTGGAAACGGCCACAGGCGCCCGCCGGCAGCCGCTCATGTTGGCGATTACAACTGCGGGCTATGACCGCACCACGCTGTGCTATGAGCTGCACGACTATACCCAAAAAGTGCTGGCACAGGTGGTGGACGATGACACGCACTTCGGCGTGATCTATGCGATCGACGAGGGCGACGACTGGCAGGACGAAACCTGTTGGGCGAAGGCGAATCCAAACCTGGGCGTGTCTGTGAAGCTCGACGATCTTCAACGCAAGGCCGCGAAGGCGCGGGAGATGCCCAGCGCGCTCAATGCCTTTCTGCGGCTGCATCTCAACGTGTGGACGCAGGCCGAGTCACGGTGGATGAATCCCGATGCGTGGCGGGCGTGTGCGCTGCCAGTAGACGTCGAAGGTCTGCGGGGCCGCACCTGTTTCGGCGGACTGGACCTCTCTTCGACAACTGACATATCAGCGTTTGTATTGGTGTTCCCGCCGGCCGGGCCGGATGAGCCCTACATGGTGCTGCCGCGCTTTTGGATCCCGGGCGAATCCATGCGCCGGCGCAGTCACGATGACGGCGTGCCCTATGATGCATGGGTGCGCTCGGGCTGGATGAAGACGACGCCGGGGGATGTGATCGACTACGACTTTATCGTGGCGGAGATCGACGAGCTGGCGCAGGCCTACGACATTGGCGAGATCGCCTTCGATCGTTGGGGCGCCACCAAGATGATCCAGGAGCTGCAAAGCCGGGGCATGGAGGTGGTCCAGTTCGGCCAGGGTTTCGCCAGCATGTCCGCGCCGATGAAGGAGTTGGAGCGGCTGGTGCTGTCGCGGCGCATTGCGCACGGCGGCAACGTGCCGCTGGCCTGGATGATCGACAACGTTGTGGCGGAAGAGGATGCCGCCGGCAACTGCAAGCCGAGCAAGGCCAAATCGACTGAGAGGATTGACGGTGTAGTAGCCATGATCATGGCGCTCGACCGGGCGACGCGGCACGACCCGGACGCTGCCGCATCGGTGTATGACGAGAGGGGTATACGGAGCCTATGAATCACATATTGACACCGGATGGATTGGACTGGCGGATACCGCCAGAGGCGCAGCCGGAAAAGCTTGCTGCCGTGCGGCCAAGGCGGCGGCGGGTGCTGCTGGTTGCCACAGAACTCATGACTGCGCTGCTGCACGGCGAGTTGGGCGCGCTAGCGATCTCCGATGCGCCGGCGGATCTGCGCGTGGTGGGTGCGCTCCATCACGATTGGAACAACATTGCCCTGTGCGTTGAGAGCGACACATTTGACGACGTGCCACCCTATGAAGAGCTGCCTTACGTCACATTTACCTTCCGGAATGCAGGGAGTACAGATGAACGTGCGTGACATGGATGCCTCAGACGGAATGGTCACATTGGGGCTGCTGCTAGTGGCGGCCGCCATCTGGGGGTGGTGGGGGCTGGCGGCTGTGCTGGCGTATGCGGGCACGGTGTTGGTGATCGTGGGGCTGGCAATGGCCGTGCGGGGCGGCCGCAAGTAGATCGAGGGGACTGTGGACATGTCGAAATTGACGCAGCGCGAGCGGGAGGTGGTCGAGTTGTTGGGGCGCGGCATGCGGCCGACGCAGATCGCCGCGCAGCTGTGCGTCAGTCATTCGACGGTTAAGACGCACATCTCTCACATGCGGGATAAAACGGGCGCGAGCTCAACATTAGAGCTGGCCGTACAGGCAGCACGGGCGGGGCAGGCGAATGGTCAGTGACGGTTATACCCACTGGGTGATTCTCCAAGTGGCAGGCAATGCGCTGATGTCCGTAGCGCCGGTGGCGTCGCTGGCCTCTGTCTATGTGGCGCCGACGGTGCGTGAGGCGGTGGCAATCCTCTCGCGGGGGGACGTGGCAGCCATGCCGCTCGTGGGCGAGAACCTGCATGAGCTGCGCCTCACCCTGATGCGTTTTGGCGTGCTGGTATAGGGTTGAATCTGTAGCACGGCTGTGCTAGACTAGCGATTAGGCTCGTGTGCTGGTGGGCCCAAACACCCGCCTTCGGGGGAGCACACGAGTCCCTATTTGCATAGGGGCTCCTTTACTTTGGCCGTTGGTCTCACATGAGATCAGCGGCCATTTTATTGTGCGCGCAAAAATCAACCGCTGGACGATAGGCAGGGGCGGGTGATTTCGCTACGCTGGGGGCATGGCGCGCGGTATCATCCGATCTCTCATCCGGTCCGAACTACATGGCGATGCGAACATCGTGCAGTGGCTGCGCGGGGGCGGGACGGTCACGCCCGGCAGCGCGCTGCAGATCGCTGCGGTGCTGGCGTGCGTGCGCGTGCTGGCGGAGTCGGTGTCTACGCTGCCGCTCGAACTGCGGGCGCGGGAGGGGCGGGGCACGCGGGCGGCGACGGAGCACCCGCTCTATACGCTGCTGCATGACTTGCCTAATCCATGGATGACTGACGTGGATCTGCGTGCGACGCTCCAGGGCCATCTGGCCGCGTGGGGCAACGCGTATGGACAAAAGGTGCCCGACCGCAGCGGCCGCTGGATCGAGATATGGCCGCTGGCGCCCAACCGCATGGAGGAACCCGTGCAGGCGCCCGACGGCTCCGAGCTGCTCTATCCGTACACGGAGGCCAGCGGCGAAAAGCGCACGTTCCGCCAGTCGGAGATCCTCCACATTCGGGGCCTCGCAGACGATGGCCTGGTAGGCTATTCGCCGATTACGCTGGCGCGCAGAACGTTTGAGCGCAAGGTGGCCATGGAGCGGTTTGAAGAGGCGTTTTACGAGAACGGCGCGCAGCCTGGCGCCGTGCTCAAACATCCGGGCAAACTGTCCGACCGGGCCTACGCTCGGCTGCTGGAATCCTGGGAAGAGCGCCACCGCGGGCCGTCCAACGCCAACAAAATGGCGATCCTGGAAGAAGGTCTTGACGTCGCCAGCATCGGCGTGCCGCAATCCGACGCGCAATTCCTGGAGTCGCAGAAGCTTACTCGCAGCGAGATTGCCGGGCTGTTCCGCGTGCCGAGCCACATGATCAACGACCTGGACCGGGCAACGTTCAGCAACATCGAACACCTGTCCATGCAGTTCGTCATTGATTCGCTTATGCCCTGGCTGGTGGCTTGGGAGAAGGCCATCGCTCGCGACCTGCTCACACCGGATGAGCGCAAACGCTATTACGCCAAACACAAGCTCCAGGCACGCCTGCGCGGCGACAACGCCAGCCGGGCCGCGTTCTACACGTCGGGGTTGCAGTGGGGTTGGTTCTCCATCAACGACGTCCGCGAGCTCGAAGACATGAACCCGATCCCCAACGGGGACACCTATTTCGTGCCCCTGAACATGGTGCCTGTAGACCAGGCGCTTAAGGGCCCAGCTGCGCCGGCGGCCGCCAACGCCGTGCGCGGCTATTTGGGCGATGACCACGCCGACGGCTGCACGTGCGGCCGGTGCGGTGCCGGTGGCCAGGAGACACGTGCCGACGGCGACACAGACGAAGATGCAGAGAACCTGCGCCTCTCCCGCGTCGAAATGGCGCGGGCTATGGAGCCGGTGCTCGAAGACATTGCGCTGCGCGTCACGCGGCGCGAGGTGCGCGACGTGCGCAAGCTGGCGCAGAAGCATCTCAAGCAGCGGGGGGCCGATGACTTCTTGGAGGAGATCCGGCGCCTCTATGCCGAGTTCAATGGCGTGGTTGAAGACAACTTCCGTGCGGCCATGCTGGCGTATGCGCGGCAGGCCATGCTGGCGGCGGCGGCCGAGCTGGGCAAGAAGAGCAAAGGATTGACCGACGAGCTGCGGGAGTTTGTGGCGGAGTACCTGGCTGCGCTGGGGAATGGTTGGGCGGCCAGCAGCCGCACGCAGTTGGAGATTGTGCTCGACGAGGCGCTGGCCAGCGGAGCGGACCCGGTCGAAGCCATTGACGAGCGGCTGACCAGGTGGGAGGAAACCAAGCCTGCCAAGGTGGCGGACCGCAACGCCTTCGAGGGGCTCAACGCCCTGGTGATTGCGTCCTACGGCGCGTACCAGGTGCGCAAAATCGGCTGGATGGCGTCGGGCAAATCGTGCCCGTTCTGCCAGCAGCTCAACGGCCGCGTGGTGGGCATTGACGAGTATTTCGTGGGTGAGGGCACGGCGCTGGATGGCGGCGACGCGCCGATGGTGATCAAGCGCAACATCCGGTCAGGCCACCTGCACGGCGGCTGTGACTGCGTAGTGCGGGCAATTCAGGAGTAACCATGGAACGGCGCTTCTTTCAGAGTGAGATCCGGGCAGAGGGTGAGGGGGACGGCAGCCAGGCGCCGCAGCTCAACGGCTATGCGGCCGTCTTTGATCAGCTGTCGGTGCTGCTGTATGGCATGTTCCGCGAGAAGATCGACCGCGGTGCGTTTGCCGCGTCGCTGACTGACGATGTGCGGGCACTGTGGAACCACGACGCCAACCTGGTGCTGGGCCGCACCAAGGCGGGCACCTTGCGGCTGGCGGAAGACGCGCACGGGCTGCGGGTGGAGATCGACCCGCCGGACACGCAGGCCGGGCGCGATGCGCTAGAGAGCATCCGCCGCGGCGACGTCGATCAGATGTCGTTTATGTTTGACGTGCTTGAGGATACGTGGGACCAGGACGGCGACGGACAGCTGATCCGCACGCTGCGCAAGGTCAAATTATATGAGGTGAGCCCGGTGACATTTCCGGCTTACCAGGGCACTGAGGTATCGGCGCGGGCCCATGGCCCGTTGGGTGATATGCCAACCATCCCGGAGCGGCTCAGGGCAGCTGCCGGCCGGGGCGACGCGGAGCACGGGCAGGCGCTCGTGGCAATGAGGCGGCGACGGCTGGCGCTGATTGACAAACTGACGAGAGCCGAATAGGCAAGGGGGACTTATGAAGCGTGAAGAGTTGATCGCCAAGCGCAGCGCCGCCGTCGCACGGATGCGCAGCCTGACCGATCAGGAGAGCATGACGGACGAGGAGGCGGCCGAGTTTGACCGCCTGCAGGGCGAGGTGGGTGAGATTGACGCGCAGATCGATCGTCTGGCTGCGGTCGACGACGCGGAGCGCAGCGCCGCGCTGCCGGCCACGCGTGCCAGCAAGCCCGGGCAGACTGCGCCGGCGGTGCTGCGCATCGGCCGCGGCGACAGTGAGGCGCGGGCGGTGGCGCACTACCTGCGCACCGGTGACGACGCCGGCCTGCGCGAGCAGCGCGCGTCGAATGACACCGACATGAACATTGGCACGAATGCCGACGGCGGCTATGCCGTGCCGACGGGGTTGTATAACGGCATCGTTGCCAAGCGCGACGCACTGGCGCTGTACGGGCCGCTAGGCGTCATGCCGATGCCCGGCAAGGGCACCACGGTCAACGTGCCGGTAGACAATGGAACGGCGAACGTGTTTGTGAGCACGGCCGAAGCGGCCGCGTTTGACCGGGACGCACCGGCACTGGGCCAGGTCGCCATGACGCTGGTCAAGTACACCAAGAAGATCCAGCTGTCGGCCGAGCTCCTGGAGGACGAGGATGCCCGCATCATGGATTTCCTCAACAACTATGTGGGCCGGGCGCTGGCGCTCACCGAAAACAGCCTGCTGGTAGCGGCTGCTCTCGCGGGCGGCACGTCCAGCACGCTAGGCGCCGCCGCGGCGGCCACGGCCACCGACGTGCCGAAGCTGGTCTATGCGCTCAAGGGCGAATACGCCGACGGCGCCAGTTGGGTGATGAAGCGCGCAACCGATGGAGCCTACCGGGCACTGACCGGCAGCGCGTTCCAGTTCGTGCCGACGCCGGCCGGCGGGCAGAACACGTTGTGGGGCTATCCGGTTTTCAACTCGGAGAGCGTTGAGGCGGTGGCTGCCAGCAAGAAGAGCCTGATTTTCGGCAACTTCTCGTATGTCGGCCGCCGCGAGGGCGCCGGGCTGACCATGCTGCGCGACCAGTACAGCTCGGCTGCCAACGGCCAGGTCAACATGTTCTTCTACACGCGCCTGATCTACAAGGTGCTGGTAGCAGAGGCCATTCAGTACGGGACGCATCCGGCCAGCTAATGCGGATCCGGATGCTGGTAGGCATCGTCGAAATGCCCTCCTTCACCGTCCGGGAGGAGGGGGGCATCTACGATGTGCCGGACGAGCTGGGCCGGCTGCACGTGACGACGCGCATGGCAGTGCCTGTGATCGACGAACAGGCGCAGCCGGAGACGGCG